TAGAACTTAAGTTCTATCCAATCTACCAGATCATTTTCTTTATTAATGTGATTTACAATTGTTAAATCTAACTGCTCGGCTAATTGAGTAATTAGTTTTGCGGTAATCCAGGGCCGTAAACCAAATTCGAATTTTTTAATTGCTTCAATCTTATCACAATTATTATAATTAAACATTATTACTCCGCCAGGTCTAAGTAATTTTTTGCATAATTCTAAACATGTTCTGAGATAATCAAAGCTGAAATGTTCTAATGTATCCCATCCCAAGATAAAAGAGAATTGTTGTTCAGGTAATTGTCTCAATGAAGTCACAAAGTTCTGTTCATTTAATTTATAGATGCATAATCTATTTTGATATAAACTGTTAAATTGATTTTTTGTTTCTGCGAGATATTCTGCATAAAAATCTGCAATATATAGTGGATCTGCCGCGACAAGATTTTTAGTTAAAATTCCATCTTTACAGCCTAACTGTAACGCCGAATATTGCCATGATGTATAAGCTGAAATTTTATAATTAATTTCTTCTAGATATTTTGTTATATCTGTTCTATATTTTCGTTCGACATGCGGATCTTTTACTTGTGAATAAGGTTCGCCATTAGAAAAGTTTTTAGGATTATAGAGAAATGATTGAGTTAACTTATCTATCTCTTTATCAATCATATTATATAATTCAGTAAAATTTTTACGAAATAGATTGGCATTTAATGTAATATGACCTAAATTATTATCCAATTCCAGTAATTTTAGTAAAAGATCTTTATATTCTATTTCTAATTTAATATTTTTTACCTGATAAGCAATATCTATGTAATTTTGTACATTATCAGTTAATTTCGTGTTGATACTCCACAAAAGATTACTTAATTTTTTTAATTCACTAGGACGAAACATATACTATTCAAAACTAAAAAAATCATTAATATTGGAACTAATATTTGTATTATTGGCAAGATTCCAATCTAATACTCCTAAAAGATTTTCGACCTTCTGATCTACAATGGTACCTTCCATTTCGCTATCATCAAAGGGCAAATCTTTAAACCATGCGGGGATATGAATCTGATCAATGGGATAAGCAACACTGGTATACCCCAATGGATTTTGTCGCAGTTTACATACAATGATTTTCATACCATCTACTATATTCATACTATAATTATCACTATTCATTCTTTTAAGTGTATTCCAATTCATTGCTGCACGTACATGCCCGGGCATATTAGCTTTACCTAGACGGCGTTCGTCGTCGGTATATTTGGTTAAATTATTTACACGTTTAGGTGTGCCTTTTTCCCAAGCTGGGCGTTCTTTAAATTTGTATTTAAAGTCTTTAATCTTTTCGAAAATTACCGTTTTATCTACTCCAGTTAATACATCTAACAACACTTCACTTAAGAAATCCTGAACTACCTTAGGAGTATCACTGCGTTTTAAATCTAATCCCATGGCTTTTACATCGCCAGGCTTATCGTTATTATCTTTTCGTTTACCTTCTTTATCATATATAAGAACAGCATAGCGTTTCTTTTTAATGAATAGACCCTTACTGGCTACTAGTTCTCGACCTCCTCGTATAATACTACCGTTTTCACGTGGACAATGAAATGCACGTTCCATAAAAGCAGGAAAGCTGTGATTTACCTGCTCTCCGATATTGTCATAGAGTTGTACACAGAGTTCTTTGTTCCATTCCATACGACCAGCTTCGACATCAGCACGGACTGCGGGCCAAGCACTGAAATAGACCGAATCTGTATCTCCATAAATGATTGCATCGCCTACATGATCATATTTGCTGAATATACATTCGTTAACAAATGCATCCATATGTTTGGCGATAACTCTGCCAGTTAAAGTAGTACTTTGTCCGATACGTTGGTCAAAGAATCTGCAGCCTGGATTAAGTACAGCACCATACAAACTGTTAAGATTAATTTTTTTAACTAGTTGTCGTTTGTCCCAGTATTCTTGATCTTCAGTGGTTGTTGCTTCCTTAAGTTTTGCCTGCATTTGTTTACGCTCTGCATACCACCGTTCTAGCAGCCCTGGAACTACCCCCTTTCTTTCTACTGTAAATATAGTGCCATTAGCACTTAGTACCCATGGTTTATCACTGGCAAATACTAATCGCCAAACATCTGCTGCACTTAGTACATCACTGGTGCCGTCGACTTCCCAGTCTATAGTAATTTCAGTACCTGGTTCTCCGTTCATAACAGCGGTATACTCTAAACTGCCAAACAGACCCTCCCACGCTTCAGCAAAACTAGACCCGTTAGCAATTTTTTCCTGTATATATCGTTCTGTCATTACAGGACGTAATTGACCTACAATTGTTTCGGGTCCCATGTTAAGAGCTCGGATAGCGGAGGGGTATAGACTGTTGATGTCGATGGCTCCGATCCATTCATGTATTCCTTTTTTGGGAGTAGCAACATAGGCACCTGCCGCCTGCGTGTCTGCGTTATCTTCCTCCCTTGATTTCCTATTAGGAACGACCAATCCTTGACTGTGTGCTTCATTTATAATTGCCTGTTCTGTAGTAGCTACTGCGCCCATTGTTGTCGGCAATAGTACAGTATTGTCATGCGCGATTGTATTAGCAAGATCAATAAATTTTAATTTCTTATCCAGTTTTGCTAGTAGTCTTGTGTCTTGACGATTATATTCTATAAAAGTATCAAAGTCTTTATTGTATAATTGATCTAAAGTTCCTTCATAATCTGTTTTCCTTTCATTGAGTTCGTATTCGCCAATGGCATCTAAACTATAACTATGTCTTTCTTCATAGGTATACTTTCTATAAAGTTGCATATAATCCATATGCACTCTACCTGTCAAATCAAATGTGAGTTGTTCTGCGCCATAGCGTTCGAAAGTACGTTCTATTGGATATTGTCCCCATAGACAAAATCGACGAGTATCGTCTTTACTCATTATACGCTTAATGCGCATAACTAGATAGGGGATATCAAAGCCTTCGCTGTTCCAACCACTGAGTATATCTGCATCATCAATAAGATTTAGAAAGGTATCAATTAAGTCCGATTCGTTTGTGAATACATAACAGTCACTATGCTTCGCAGCAATTTCTTCTGCTGTATCTAGACTTAGACTTTTTGGCGGAATAACTAAGGTTACTAGTTTATCCAACCAGTCTAAGTACAGACTAATTGCTGTGACCGCATTGAAGGGATCCGATGGTTTACTAAATCCACGCTGGGGATCGAAATCTACTTCGATATCAAAAAACGCTGTATGTAGTTTAGGAGGATCTTGTCCTAGATAATTATCAGCTAAACATCTAAATACTGGTTTGATATCGCTTTCCCAAATACGTTTACTACTATGAATTTTCAGTTCTTTGTGAAAATCTTTTCCACTTTTAGTACTGTATTTGGTAACACGGTTGCCATAAATTGTAGTATATTTTCCCTTAGGGTCATCATAATAAAATGTATAGTTTACAGGAAATTCTTGATAAACTCGTTGACCTTTGATTCTTTCTACTACATGAATACGATCACGCTGCCTATCAAACAAAGCATCAATATAGGACACTAAAATTACCTTTTATTAAAGAGTGCGGCCAACAGTAGCTAAAATCTCGTTTAGTTCTTCGTTTTCTTTGTTGGTTTCGTTTAATTTGCTTTTCATAGCAATTTTTACTGCTTTTTTAAGAACACTGGGTTTAATTTCAAGTTCTTCTGCTATAGCTTTGATTGTATCACTGAGACCTGCATTTAGATCTTCGATTTCCTGCAAAACACTTACCCCCTCATTGACCAGTTGAGTAAGTTTGGCTTTTTGTTCACCGCTGAACATTCTACTCATTGAGTTCTCCTATAATAGAAATTATTTAATACCAATTTTCATGAAACGAAAATAGTCGATAGTTGGATCACTGAGATAATGTTTATCTCGTATAAAAACTTTTTGCATGGGAAATAACATATCGAAATCTTCTAGTGTTTCAGTTACTACAGGTACTGATTGTAACTTATTTCGTGCCTGCAGAGCAACCATCGTTCCACCAGGAATTTTGTCATACCAACCATTATTGGGCATATCATTTGTACTGGTATTAATCACACATTGATCGGGTAAATCTTGATAATGATGTTGATTAGCATCTCTTACCAATGGTAGAATTTTATATCTATCTAAATTCCCTAGTACGTTAGCACCTATTTTTAATGCATTTTCGTCTATATCTAACAATATTAAGTTATCAAATTCGATATTTTCTTTATCTAAAAATAAACCAATATTGCCATACCAACTACCTAACACAGTAATAGTACTAAAAGGCGAATTAAATTTATTTTGAATTTGTTTTAGTTTATTACACAGCCATGCTTTACTATGAACAAGATCATCACTAAAACTACCAACTAAATTTTCCGGGCTACTTTCAGTTAAATCTGAAATTTTCATTTTAGTGTTGCTTTTAACATCCAACTATGTTTACGATGCGCATCCATTCTACCTGCGATGAAATCACTTAAACCATGTTCTCCCATAGTTTCGCTCATATCGAATACCATTTTAAAAACTTTAACAATTTTATCACTGTCAGATAATAATTCAGCGATCATTTGATCTGCTGGTTGGATCTGCATTTCATCGTTAATCTGTGTCAACATACTTAATCGTGTATAACTGCCTGGAGTATAACTGCCTAGTTTACGAATATTTTCTGCGAAGTCATCTATAGATGAATAAACTTCTTCGTAGATTGCTCCAAATAAATCATGATACTGTTTAAAATTTGGACCTTCTACATTCCAATGATAGAAATGTGCTTTTAAATAAAAACTGAATTCTGATGCGAATGCAATCTTCATTGCTTTGATTAGTTCATCCATGTTAATCTGCCTTTTTTCCCTTATCTTTTTCTGTTATTGGACCGCCTGTGACCCAAGCGGTGCAACTTCTAGCACCTGCACATTTAAAATGTAAAAAATTACAGTAGCCCAAGTCTGAAAGATTTATAGAAGCATTTGCATCAATGTTTTTTTCCTCTCCCTTGATACCCTGTGCTATACAATCTCTCATACTGTCACTGACATCAAAAGCTGCACAATTAGAACATTGCATTGTTTTTGCCTGTGACTCACTTACCTTAAATCTTTTAGCTGCCTGTTTCCAATAATCTCCTGCATTATTGGGATTGGCAGGACCATAATAATAGTTTTCAATAGCTTTTTGTCTATTGGCCAGATTTAAATCTATATCGTGGGTAGCTCTGGGACAGCCTTTTTCAATGGCCTCTATTATACTGATGTAAGTTTTTAGCATAGTCATATATTTATTTGCGTTGTACTTTTGCTATGCTTGCAATCGGACTAAAGGGATATTGATCTCCCTGTACAGCCGCACTACCATTACCCAGACTAAGATCAAATCCTTCTTTTTGTGATTCCACTGTGCTAGTATTTCCCATTGGTCCTACGTAGAAGGCTTTGAAATCTACAGTAGGATATTCTGACTTTAAATCTTTAAAAACTGTTAAATTTTTGATACTGTCATCATAGAGTCTGACTCTATCATAAAGACCTGAATCTAAATATTTTCTTACAAATACTGCTTTTTTATCAGCAGGGCTTGCAGGTAGGTTTAAGTTACCGGCTCTATGAACATGTATCCTACTCATATCTATACCATATCTAGCAAAGGTTGATAAAAAGGTTTGTTTATCGTCAAAATCTGCTCTTGCTGTTAACATAATTATTTTACCGCTAGTGTTCTTTAATAAAGATTTTAGTTTAGCTATCATTGGCCTAATAGGTACACTTTCCCTATTAAATTTTTCTGCATTTCTAAATTCTCCAAAATCAAATTGTTCACCGGGCAACAGTTGATAGTTATTAAATTCTTGATTAGTCAACTCTCTAATAACTTTTCCATCTTTTATGACTTTTATTTTTGCGGTTGTATGAAATAAGGTATCATCTATATCAAATATAGTAAGACTACGACCTTTAGTTATTTCCTTAGTTTTCATAATATGTTACTTAATTACAGCAAAGGTTTTCATTGCATTTCTTAGATACTGTTTAAAATTTTCTTGTCCTTCTCTAAGATACCAACCATTGGAATCATGTCTAAGATGAAATTTATTTCTTAAGTCAGTTGCCGATGTAGATTTACCCACATCAAAGTAAAAACGATTATTATTTTCTTTAATATAATTTGAATTTGTAGTCTTGTCCTGAACTGGTATCAATCCTAACAGTTCAAAATTAAATTTATCTACAAAGGCTCTGGCTAACTGCTGATTATCAAAAACTTTTTTCCAATATTCTTTTCTTTCTGTTTTTGGATTATACCTTAGTCCCCATGCTTCTACTTGCGCAGATTCCATAATTTTAGACCAGGGTTCATCTTTACATTCTTGACGCATGATTTGAATTTTGGTTTTAGGATACGCTGTCTTTAGTTCTTTAAGAGCAGTCATTGCATCTACTTCATCTGTATAGTATGCAGCTGGATTACCATTAATATATAAAGTATATCTTTCAGTAGAAATAGCTGCTTCTTCAATACTTTCTGATTTTGTTCCCCAATTCTTGGCACCGCGTTTGCGACACTGTACTAGTGCTCCCGAAGCATATGCACTGGGCCAGACCTTGTATCTACTCTTAACTTTATGATAGCAAGCATCTTGCTTTTCTTGTAAAAGTGACTCATGTACTATATCCCCACCACACCCAGGGCAGATATTAAAAGGTATATCGGTATCTTCTTGAACTACAAGTTCTTCATTGGTATTTTTAACACAATTTGGATAACGTTTCCCAAACATTGTTTTCATACCTTCTTTATGATAACCTTTCCAACAAGCTTCGGCTAATTCAGTAAGGTTGTCTTCTGATTTTGTTTGTTTTCCTTGTATAGCAGTAGTTTTGTTAGGTTCTGGAGCTAGCTGTTTATTAACTTTAGGTATAAATTTTTTGATAGTTGCAATAGTTAATGGACCTAATATTCCATCTACATCCAGATTAGCCTCGAATTTTGTGTTTAGTAAATGCTGAATTCTTTTAATGACTGTCGGTGAAATTCTGTTATTTTTAGTTTCTTCATTGATAGTACGTTTTTCTGAATTAATAAATTTGCGATAGACACCGGCTGCTTCTATTTTGCCAGCAGCTCTAGCACGTTGTTCCATAGCTACCGCGGCTTGTATCTTATGTGCATGACTACGGCCACTATTTCTGATTTTGCTCACGCTGGCAGTAGCATCTGCTGCAGTGGCGAATTTTAATCCCTGAATTGTGCCCTTAGGATTTTCGTCCGTGTATAAATCGCTATGGCTTTTACTGCCAACTGGCTGTCCTGGTTTTCTGGCTATTCTTTTATCTTCTGCTACACCTTGGTTTTTCAGTTGTCTTAGTTCATCGCTTAGTTTACTTTGCTGTTTTCTTTGACGATTTGCTGCCTGTTGTTTTGCAAGTTTAGCTGGACTTGTCGGCTGCTTTAAGTTTTTCTTCCAGTTAGCAGATGGCGTTTTAATTTCTCCGCCCCACTTGTCGAATTCGCCCTCAGACATACCTTTACCTAATCCCAGGATAGGACGTAGTCCTTTAGGTATTTCACCTGTCCAATGTTGTGATCCGGGTTTAGCAGGTAAATCTCTTACAGCATTGGGTTCTGCTAAGTCACACAATTTTGTATGATGTAAAAATATTGTACTACCGCAATCATAACAAGGATAATTATCAAATGGATCTTCCAGGTCATCAGAATCATCAGGTACAAATTCATTTAACGAACCTTCCGCCACACCTTGCTCTGCAACTTTACCAGCAGGAACACCACCTCGTAATCGGATAACACTTTTAGCACCATGACCTGCGGCAATGCGTTTTGCGTCAGCATCATCTTTGGCAATGAACTTTTTTACCTGTCCATTACGCATCATCATTTCATATTGACCTTCATTCAATGAACCTTCCGCTACACCTTGTTCATTCAACACATCGCGATATAGTTCTAATCTACGCTTTTCAGTTTCTAATCTACGGCGTATGCTATCTTTATCTATATGAGGATTAGGATCTTTTAATTGTTGTTCTAATCTTTCAATTGCTGCTTTTACCGATTCTGCTTCTTTTCTGGCCCGAGCTTGTTTTGTTAAGCCTTCCGCCATGCCTTTCTTCATCCTGCTCATTGTTGAACCTGCTAGTTCTTCGCTCTTTATATAGTTGCCAACAAGTTGAACATATTGGTCAAAGGTGATTCTTTTTACAGCAAGATTTGGGTAACTACTTAAATCATCTGAGTCCCATAAGGGAAGATCATGGCCAAATTCTTGTTGGTATGGGTCAGGTAAGTCTGTCCAACGATTAGAAAATTCATCTTCAGTCATACCAGTGATTAGAAATACTACTTGTTCACTCTTTTCGGGTTGAGGGTGCATTGCATAGATGTTATCTAAATCATCAGTGAAGCTCTCCGCCACACCTTGCTGTGGTTCGCCTGTAACCAATGCTAATCCTTTTTCTTCTAATGTCCAAAGAAATTCTGACATAAATTCCTGTGCCCCATAGGACAAATCTGGTTTCATCAGAAGTTGCAAAACTCTATTTCCTATTGGTTTTAGTTGTTCTAAATTTTGAGCCTTAACAACAGTCCATTGCGGGCCACTATCATCGCCTAACTGAGCATGTACCTTGGCCATCATACCTTTATCGGGTTCATACTCTGAACCCTTTACTGCTTCATCTTCTAAACTGTTAGCTAACAACACAAACTTTTTAATAATATCGGGGGTGCCTTTAACATACCAATGATCGCCATCGGCAAACTCATCTATGTATCTTGCGGCAATATATTGAGACTCTGTACCTTCTATCACAGCTAATGATTCTTTAGTTTTAACATTGATAGCTGGTCCGCTACGTTCTGGATTTGGATCCTCACGACGTTTACGACTGGCTGCTGTCTTACGACCTTTTTTACCTAGTGCATGAGCTTTAGCTTGAGGTAAGCATTTTGGTTTGCCTTCGCTGTCATCACTTCGGGCACAGTCACCACGAATTTTACCGTCTGGTCCAAAACGAACCCATTTTTCTTTAAACCATTTGCGAAGATTTTCGTTGGTTAATTCTTTTTTGTTGTCATTAAATAAATCATCAATAAACATAGTTTGACCTATTGGTTGCCTACAAGTCTGCCTAAAAATGCAGTTTTGCCATTTTTACGTACTGCTGGTTCATTTCCTCTTACTTGATCGCCGGGTATTTGTTTTGGCTTTGCTTTTTCCCCTGAAAAATCTGTTTCCTTGACTGTAGCTTGTTTGTAGGTGCCACCAAATAGACTGCCTACTTGACTTTTAGGTTTTCCGCCCGGATTAACTACTGTGGCAACAGCTCCTGCACCGGTTTCATTTAGTGCATCTGCGATAGATTTTCGATGTTTGGCAATACCCGATTTTTGTTCGCGTTTTTTATCTCTATGTTTACCGCCACCAGTTTGTGGCTTTAACGGCCCTTGACGTGGTTTTTGTAAGTTAGCTTTCATTGTTGAAGATTGATTATCGCTTTCTAAAACACTTTGTTCGCCTAAATATTCAGTATCGCGAACATCAACTATAACAGTTTTGCCAGCATTGGGTCCACGTAACAGCAACTCTACTTCCATTGTTTCGGAGAAAATATCAATTACATCACCTTGAACTCTTCGACCGTTTATTTCAGCTTTAACTGTATCACCTATGTGTAAGCCATATAACTCTTTATCCAAGCCTTCCGCCACACCTTTTGTGACCTTAGCAACGCCAACCTGTTGGTCCTTGGGTTCAATGGGCTGTTTGCCTCGTTCCTGTTCTCGGCGTTTTTTAGCGGCCAGGTCTGCTACACTGCCTTTACGAGGGGCCTTGCCATAACTAAATGGGCCTGCTTCCGCCACACCTTGCTTTTTAAGTTCGCCACCGGGCTTACCTGTTTTAGAGTATGCGCCTGTTAGTGCAGTTTCTTTCCTATCTTGTCCTGGCTTCTTATCATCAAAATCTTTCCTGTATGCTTTTGACAATGCAATACCCGGAGTCTTTTCTTTAGAGCCTTCCGCCACACCTTCACCCATGTTATCCAGCATCTGTTCAACATGGCGAACCCAACCTGAAACATCACTTGATCCAATTTCGTCTACATCGCCCACAAAGTCGGCAACTTCGTCCACTGCCGAGCTAACTTTTTCTGGGCCGTATTTGGTCAGCAAGTCTGTGCGCTGCAACAAGATTCTGCGAATGATAGCCTGTGCAACTGGACTGTCTGGTTGTCCTGGATTATCTATTATGCCTTCCGCCAAACCTTTCTTCTTTAGAATATCAAGTGCGTCTTTTTCCATCTTCTTTACAGTAATAGGCTTAACAGGAACTTCCTTACCTTTGAAGTAGTCATCACCCTCTTTATCTCTCGAACCATAAGTGCTATGACTTATTTTGCCGTCACGACCTGGTTGTGGTGCTGATTTATCCATTTCATTCAAGTTTACAGACACATCTTTTTGCATCATCACTGAATTTTTTAAATTCCTTATGGTTTGGAGTTTACTGGATTCTTTTACATTACGAACTGGTTTTCCAGGTTCCTGCCCTGTTAGATGAGCTTCCCATTTACTGCCTGTTTGCTGCGTTTTTAAGGCAGCTTTTCTTCGCCAATATTGTAAGTAATTGTATTCCTCTGCACTATCAGCTAACCCTCTGCCTGGAACAACTCTCCAAAGTTTATCGTTAATATAGACAGCGATATTGTTACCACGTTCGTTACCAAGCTCATGCTGAAATTTTTCTCTGCGTTGTTCGGGGGTTACTTCACTTAAATTTTCAGAGTCAACTAATTTTTTTTTTGAATCTTCTTCAGCTATGACTGGTGCATTTGATAGTAGTTGCCCATCGCCCTGTAAAATTTGATACTCTAAATGTTCGCGAACTGTATTTAAATAATCATTTGCTAATGTAATTTTAGAACTAACCCAAGCTTCTAAATTAGTCGATTCATTAATACTTCTTAATAGTTTATGTAGTGCGATAGCATTTTCAGCAGCATGATAGCATTCTTTTCTAGCCATCTGTACTTCATGATCCTGATGCATTTCTGCTGCATCATCAACAATTGTTTCTATTAAAAAATCAGTGCTTTTCATGACAATCCCCAATTGTAGTATTTATGTTAAATTAAATTCTATTGTTGTCTTGTCTATATACGTAAATTCACTAGCAACATCATTGTGGAATTTAATGTTTTTTGCAGTTAGTTCTCCCTTGCCCTGAAATAATTCTATTTTAAGTTGATGAATTCCGGGATCTAATGCAATAACTAAATTTTCTCTGACGTATCGACTAGTATAATCCCAATAAATAGATCGTTCCGTAAGTAAGTCAGAATTAACATAAATCCTATATTTTGGTTCTTGGAATTTAGATGTGTCTAAAGTTAATTTATTCTGCAAAAATTTTTGTTTATACTGATCAGATATATTAAAGTTTTCTGCATATTGCAGATCTACACTAATTTTTACAATCATTTTTTACAGAACGTGTTTTGCGAGTACTGCAGAAGGGAATTTTTTGTTAAAGTTTCTCATTATAATCCCTGCAACAGCATGAGCCTCATTTTCCTGTGGACTACCAGTATCACCGCTTTTATGGTCCAACTCATTATTTAAGGCCTGTTTAAAATGCACTAATTCATGTGCTAAAGTTCGTAAAATATCTACAGGATGTCTGTCTTTTATTGCCAAATAAATTGTCATTTCATTATTAACAAATCTACCAAAAGTTGCCTGTCCTTGAGTGGTCTTAATATGATTCTGTAATTTTATCTTAGGTAATTTTGTAACTGCTAATTCCTTCATTGCAATTACAAGGAAGTTTCTCAATTGATTTATAAATTCTTGATCCTTGGATTCTTTAATTATTCTTTTAATTGTTATTAATTCATGATTTACTGTTCTAATAGATTCTGCAAGTCTGAATGCACGTAAACTTTTTTGTATAGCCCCTGGTTTAACATCTTTAGTAAGACTAGTTTTAAATCTTGAATCTCTTCTTTGTTTTTTATCAGCAATGACCCCAACGCCTGCTGCTTCTTCATGCACGTTACCACTAATTGGACTTATGGTGGATTGCCCCATTGGACTAAGATCTTCTTGTGTACTAATAGGAATTTTGTTGAATATTTGTTCTAATTGCCTGTCTGCAGTTCCATATAATTGCTTTAAAAATTCAGTTTTTGCTTCATTATCATTTCTAACAAGATTCCATAAATTTCTGCATTCTGTACCATGACTAACGTCGTAAGATTTGCCTTTAATAGCAATAGTTTTTTGAATTTCGGGCACTACTACAACATATCCATGTTTATCTGCAGTTTGCGGCCGTTCACTGCCCCATGTTTTATAATAACTAGGGCTACCAGCTGGTTTAATAATATTGCCTTGTTTATCCATTTTAGCTTTTTGAATTACAGTGTCTGGAGCTAATCGATCTCTATCTGGACTACCTACCGCAGTAATAAAAACAGTAGTATTAGGATCGAACATCTCAGGCAAACTATACATATTTGTAGTTTGTATAATATGATCGGCAGGCACTCCTGCGTAGGACATTAAGGTTGTTTTATCGCTAAAATTAAATGGACTTTTCTTAGAATCTGTTTTATCGCTGGTAAGCACAAACACATTATCTTTACCAAACTGCTTTTGAAGATATGCAAAAACTGCCATATGTCCTTGATGAAAAGGCTGAAACCGCCCGGGGTATGTGACTACTACCCTAGGCTGAATTTCTGCTTCAAATAAATTTTGTAAAAACATACTGTAATTTTTTGTTACAGTATTTAGTCATTATTATGCTGGATTGGGATTTGGTTCTGCAACTTTAAGTGCTTGTAATGCATCTTCTGCTGCTTTTTTCTGTGCAGCCAATGCAGCCTGTCCTTCGGGACTACTAGCATCGACACGTTTCAGCCCTTTACGTTCTAATGCAGCTAAATCACCTTTGAACTCATAATGCCCTATATGATTCAGCAGTACACGACTATCAGCCCAAATTTCTCCTCCTAGAGCTTGCCAACGACGACAGAATGTCCAATCCTCACTGAGATAATGACCTTTTTCGTCTATTACTGTATCAAATATACTAAACATAAATGGTTCGAACTGTTTGCCTAAACCTATATCATCTACGTATTTGCACTCGGGATGAGCATCGATTAACTTCTGATAAACATGTTTTTTAAATAATAAAAACCCTGTGCCTTGGGTATCGACTTGAAAACAAGGACCTTCAATACGCCCGCCATTTTTTAGATTAATTACGTAATCTATGGGGAGACTTTTTTTAGGATAAAGCCCGCCTATTACATCTTTTTCTGCAGCAATCATTCCAAAAATTGCTTCTGGTTCAAATCTAATATCAGCATCAATAAACATAAAATGTGTTGCTGCAGCGTTAGTCATCATTTTAGCACAGAGATTATTTCGTGCTCTTGTAACAAGACTTTCATTAACCATAGTGTCTAAACTCCAGTTCAGACCTACTTTTGCAGCAATCAGTGCAAATCTAATAAAACTTGTCATAGTCGGTTCACTGACCATTCCTCCATAACAGGGAATGGCAAAATGTACATGAACTTTAGTAAAATCATATTGTGATTGTTGTGGTGCTTTAGGAACAGATTGTGGTAGTCCTGGCACAGGCATTATAGCCTTGGTTAGTTTAGGCACGGTAGTGGCCTTATCTGATTTGGTAAGATTGATTTCTTTGGCTTTATTACTCATTGATGTTCTCTTTTAAAAAAGTTAATCGGAAATAAGTTCTACTACAATATTATCGCCCAGTAGCTCTTGTGCAACTTGCTCTAGATTCTTTAAAAGATCCTTATTTAAAAAATTATCAGATTCACTTTTATTTGAATTGGTATCTTTAACTAGTCTACTAAATTTAAAAGCAATAATTTGCTCTTCAATCTTGGCCATAATATATTCCTTGAGTCATGATTATTTATTTTCTACTCTGACCAGCTTAAAAATTCCATCTACTATATCTGGAGCCATAAGTTTCAAAAAAGTATAAATTTTATCATCCTCTGCATAAAACCCTAACTTACTTGCAGATGGATATTTCCTGCCTATTAGGTATGATAAAAAATTTCTATTATAAACTACTTTATCCCCAATATTAACTAGATAATCTGCAATCTGTTGTCTTATATTAATATCCAGACAGGCTTTGAATGGTGTTAATACAATTTTGTATTGATAATTTTCTGGTATATTTTTCACCAGAATCTCTCCATTCAAAAAATTTTTAATTAGTTCGGGTCTTGGGCTGAAAAATTTTGTTACTCGAGCTGATAAATTTAAATTTTCCATTTCTCTAGCTATAAGAAATAATTTATCTTGACTACTAGAATAAAATGAAATCCATACACCCTCTACCCTAGTTTTACAATCTAATTGCTTAGATAACGCATATAAAGACTCTAATTGTGGATAGTGAATAGTTGATTTTTGAAGTCGCACAACACCATATTTAAAATTAGTATCAAAATATTTTTTTGTAGATTCTATAGAAAAATTTGATTTATTTCTAAAATATAGATAAGTTCGAACCCCGGGTGCAAAAATTTCTAATTTGTAAAGATATTTGTTATAAAATAGAGATTTAGTGTTAACAAACTTTAACATTGGGTTCAATTTGGTCCAAGACGATATATCCATTTTCATCCAACACATTTATAGGTACAATATTTACATTATTTTTTTCTATATTAAATTTTAATTCGTCATGGTCGAGATGTATTTCAATAATTGAATCTTTAATGTTTTCAAATAAAATGAATTTACTTAATGGTACTTTTACTAATTCGGTAATTTTTCGAGACATAGGTCTGGCACCCAATTTTTTGTCGTAGCCCTTATCGATAATATAATCTAATGCACTATCTGCTAACTTAATAATAATTTTTTTGTCTTGCAACAGATCATTAACTTCCTCAATCAGTCTTAATACAATTTTACGAATATGCTCTTTACTTAGATTATTAAATTTGACAATAGAATCTAATCGATTTCTAAACTCAGGTTTAAAAAAATCTTTTACTGCAGCATCATCTTCGCCTGTTTTTTGTAATTCATTACTGAATCCAATCGTATTTCGTTCATTTTCCGCAGCTCCAAGATTGCTGGTTAATATAATAATACTATTTCTACAATCTGCTTTTTTTCCGTTGCTACTAGTGACTATACCCTCATCCATCATACTAAGTAAAACATTACTAACATCGCTATGTGCTTTTTCTATCTCGTCAAATAAAATTACAGAATTAGGATTTTTTTCGATATCACTTATTAATAATCCTCCGCCCAGATTACCATCGTCATAGCCTACATATCCGGGGGGAGCGCCTATGAGTTTTGCTACTGCATGACGTTCTTGGTATTCGCTCATATCATATCTAATAAGTTTCATCCCGAGATGTTCGGCTAACAGTTTACAAAGTTCTGTTTTACCCGTTCCAGTTGGCCCTAAAAATAAAAAACTTCCTATTGGTTTATTAATAGTTTTTATTCCTGCTTTACTTACATAAATTTTGTCTAGTACTGTATCCACTGCTTTATCTTGTCCAAATAATTTTTGTTTAATTTTTATATTTAGATCAAGTAGATTAGCAGATGGCTCATCAAAATTTTCAATTGGAATTTTAACAAATTTACTGATTACATCTATAATATCGCTGCGATGTAGACTAAAATCACCGCCTAATACTTTTAATTTTGCAGCAGCAGTATCTATTAGATCAATGGCCTTATCGGGCAACTTTTTATCAGTTTGATATCTAACACTAAGATCTACTGCTGCATCAATTGCTTCATCGAGTATTATTCCACCATGAAAATCTTCAAACTTAGACTTTAATCCACGTAAAATATTCTTGGCAACTTCAGGATTTGGCTCGTCTACTGGCATTCTATAAAATCTACGCATTAGAGCTCGATCTTTTTCAAAACTTTGCGTATATTCTTCCCAAGTTGTGCTGGCTATTACTTTTAACTTGCCTTTAGTAAGAGCAGGTTTTATCATATTACTAAAGTCTACATTACTGGTACTACTACTACCTGCTCCACGCATTTGATGTGCTTCATCAATGAAAAGTATACATTTATTTTTTGTCTGCAGTGCTTTAATGACATCCTTTAGTTTTTCTTCAAATTCTCCTCGATATTTGCTGCCAGCTAGTAAACTACCTATATCTAAATTATAGATAGTATAATCACTGAGATAATCTGCAACTTCTCGATTAACAATTTTTAAAGCCAGACCTTCAGCAATGGCAGTTTTACCAACACCCGGATCGCCTACAAGTAAAATGTTGCTTTTATTACGTTTCGCTAAAATGTTTGCAATTTCCTCGATCTCACTATCTCGTCCAATCACAGGATCGATATGTCCATTTTCAGCCTGTAAATTTAAATTAGTGCAGAATTCGTCTAGTATCAAATCGGCTTGTGTTTTAGTTTGTTTTTTTGTTTTTTTATCTGTATAGTTGTCATTCCAAAAAGCCACTAATTTATTTCTATCTATACCAAATTTTAATAAAAAATATCTTGCATGACTTTTTTCTTCGGTCATAATGCTTAAAAAGAGATCTATTACTTGCATATGAGATCTCCCGCTAAACAATACCTGTGTAAATGCACGATTAAATACCCGTTCCAAACTATGAGTTTTTTTAGGAACTACATCGTATCCAGCACTGACAAGAAATGTTTGTCTATCCAAATACTGCTTAATTTCTTGCTCTAAGGTTGCTACATCTGTTCCGAATTTTATTAATAATTTGTTAAAACTTTCATTGGCTAACATGCTCAATAAGAGATGTTCTAAGGTAACATATTCGTGATTTTTATTAGCAGCGAACTCGCTGGCTGTAAGAATGATTTCTTCTATTTCTGGATTTGATTGTAGCATAAAATTATTTAAGTTAAATTGACCAATTGATTAAGTAATTGTATTTGATTTTCGTTTAGATTTTTTGGAGTAAGAATTTCTATTGTAACAATTAAATTACCCTGTATATCATTTTGAAAACCCGGTAGTCCCTGCCCTGAAATTTTAAATTTTGAATTATATTGACAGCCTGGAGGTATCCGTAGACTAAATTGTTTTTTATCTAAACCGCTTACTAATATATCGCAGCCAAGAATTGCTTCGAAACTATTAATCTGTTTTTTGGTAATAATATCTAATCCACTTACTTCAAAATTGGGATGACGCAGTAGTTTAACAGTTACTAATAGATCACCTGGAGGCAAATTTTCAAATTGCCGATCCCCTAGGTTTGGATATTTAATAGTTGTTCCACTAGTTATTCCTTTAGGAATCTTAATGTTATAGTTTTTGTTAGAGCCATTGGGAAATCTTATATTAAGACTTTTATCTTGATCGTATAGTGTATCTAATAGATTACATTCGATTTCAATTCTTATGTCCTGATTACGTCGTCTGATATGATTAAATACTTCTTCCCCTGGGCCAAATCTAAAACCAAATTGACTAAAGATATCATTTATATCGTGGGGAAATCCGCCATGATGATTAAAATTAGCTGTAGGCCCATGATCATATTGTGCACGTTTTTCTGGATCGCTGAGTGTTGCATAAGCTTCTTGAATCGCTTGAAATTTAGCAGTATCACCTCCTTTATCAGGATGATGCTGACTTGCTAATTTACGATAGGCACGTTTAATATCATCTGCAGTGGCAGTTCGATCAAGACCCAAAACATTATATAAATCCATATCAAAAGTATAACATAATTTTGTTACTCTATCAAGTAGATTTATACTGGTTGATTATTTTTTCTCAGGAACTTTTTCACCTTCAACTTTTTTATGTACAGTTATGGTTTTACATTCTTGAACTGGTTTTCCATCTGCACGTTTCACTACATTACCTTTACTATCTTTTTTATCAGTGCAGACTTCCTTTTTTTCGCCAGCTGCAAATACAGTTGTGGCAAATGCTAAACCTAAAATTGTTATAATTGTTTTCATAGTTATTTTCCTTAAATTAATGGTTGCTCTTCATCCGGGATAATTTTTTTACCGCTGGCAGTGGTCATTACAGGAACAGTAAACAAAGCAGGACTGGGAGTTAAAGTCTGCGATCCCCAACTATTTGTTGCTGCCGCTGGTTGAGGATTCCACTGTGCTCCTGTGCTAAATGCATTTGGCGAACTGGTGTTAAATTTACTCCCGCTGTTATTATCTGTTTTAGGTGTTTTAGCAGAATCGGCTGCAATTTGAGCATTTTTCTGCGCTGCTAACATGGCTTCTTGATCCTCTTTACTGTGCCCTGCTAACATAATCCCTGACAATGTGCCAGTTAAAAATGTAGCAATAGGGACAATTAATTCAAAGAATTTTTGATCTATGGGAGATATAGCATTCAATGGTTGAGTAACAAAAATAATAGAATACAGTACCACAAATACTATTCCTGTAAGGGTAAGAGCAAGGCAAATTCCGATAAAAAATTTAAGCCTAGCCATTAACTGTTCTTCGGTATAAATGAAAGTTTGAGTAGTTTTATCTTGCACAGCTAACTCCTTGTGTTTGCGCCGGTGTACAACTAGGCGAAGTTTGTGGAAAAATTGGTTTATTTTGGTCATCTTTTGGGGGCCCTTGTCGAGGATCTCTTTGTCCTTTAAATACATGTTCTGGACATGTTCTGGTTACATCACAGGCAGGAAATTTACAAATATCTTTGTCCCAGTTATCGGGATTTTGACAAGGATATCTGAATCTATCACCACTGCACATTACTAAACTTAATGGCAATAGTAAAAGCACTATAAGATATTTTAAAAGTTTGAAATCATTCATGGTTTACCCTTCGTACTATCATTTGCATCCTTAAATTCTTTATGTTCTTCTACTTTGCTACTTAAATATTTGTCCACAATTGCATTACCTACCCAAATAGCCATATAGCCTGTAAAATACCATTCGGTAAACTTATTAGATAAAATTAAGTAAACGAACCCCCAGGTACTGACAATCCATGCACCTAATCTGGTAAACTTCTTTTCATCTAATTTATTATCTTTACAAATAAGATCTTTAAGGTCGATTTTACTTTTGCTATCTTTGTGCCAAAGGTAAAGAATTACTAATAAGAAAAAAACTACAATTCCCAAAACCATGCCCATACTTATGTGTATAGCAAATAGTTTTTCAAAATCGTAATCGAACATTTAGAAACCTAACCAATTTTTTGGGGGCTGAATGGTTACTGTTTTTGTGCCTGCCTGTAATTGCTGTATTAACATTATCGCTGTTGCTTTTACGCTGGGGTCTGGGCTTTTTGCCATTTCAGTTAGTGCAGCTAGTCTGGCAGTTTCTGCCACTGTAAGATCTCTACTGACACTGCGTTGTGCCTCTACATAAATTTGATAATCATTTGTAGCACATCCTGCTAGTAATAGACTTGAAATAACTAATAAAATTTTCATTTGCCTACCTTATCATAAATGTTTTTCATTTTTGTATACCATTCATTCCACCCCTCTACCTTATTTGAACATTCATGATATAGGGTATAATTTTCTACAACAGTTTTAAGTAGTTCTGTTATTGCAGTACCTGTCGAGCCTGTAGTTACAGTTTTTAATTCCTCACATTTTTTTTGTAATATCTCGGGCACAGGAGGAAAATCCATTTTAATTGGGACCGGTTTAGCACAACCAATTAGCAAAAGTGTTGATAAACAAGCCACCTTTGTTTTCATTTTTGTTCTCCTCGGGCCGCCGCATTTATTTTTGCAGCCTGATTATGTATATCTATTAGATCATTGGGCACAGGACAGTTTTCGATGTATTTTACAACTTCTTCTTTTTTAATTACTTCTCTATCGATATACTGTACCAGAGTCTGGGCTTTTTCTCTTATAATTTTATCTTTGTATATTACTTTTTCTTCAACCACAGTGACTACCTCTGCAGCCTTATTTTTTGCTTTGTCTAAATCCTCTTTAAGTTGTGCAACTTCTGCACGCCATATCATTTCAGTTGTATATCCGCCTTTAAAATATAAGCCTGCAGCTAAAATTATTACACTTGCAATCTGAATAACAGTATGATAACTTGCCAAGCCTGGAATTAATCTTAGTATTCTATTAAGAACAAAGAATGATAATAATGTAGAAATTATGCCCAATATAAGAACAGCATTTACAATAAATTCTAATATACTGTCTGGTAATAAATGTAGAATAAACATCACTTGACACCTTTTCTGTTACATTGATAACTGTACCATTTATTGCAATTGGCCAGTAATGAAAACTTTTTAAACGAGTGTCCCAACGTTATTATTGAATAAAAACAATTAGGGACAAAGTTAGACATACTAGACTCCTAACACATGACAAGCATGATTATAATGTTTAATACGATCTTCTAATCCAATGGTGCCACCATTTATTCTTTTAGTAAGCGTTATAATATCCTGTTTATCCGCCCACTGATTTAAATTATTTGCTTCCCAAAACCAGCAAGCACTTTGCACACAGCCTTCAAATGTTGTTAGATGTTCACTAGCTTCTTCCACGCTTATTTCTAAGCTTTGTGCATATCTTGTATAGTTATCTTTGCCGGTTAACTGTATTAGTCCTCTACCACAATATCTAAAACCGTCGCCAGATTCTTCGGGACCATTACCCATTCTATTAGCATAGATTCGATTAGCTATAGCTTCTTGTTTTTTTGCACTAGGTAGGGCAGCATACTGTTTTGCCAAATCATCGGTGGGAAAATATTTTGGGAATATTTTTCTTAAACTTTCCCATTTATAGTTTAGATTTTCTTTGATTGCTCTAAAGTTTCCACTTTCATGTGCACATTGTGCTAAAAAAGCCGCTAATCTCTTGGGTGTATCTATTTCATAGTCTGGCAGTATTTTGCCTAAAGCTTCGTGCCAATGATCGATATAGGGGTTATTGCCTATTATTTGTTTTAGATGTTCAACAGTAAATTCGAAATTAAAACCCTGCGACATTTAATGCTCCTTGAGTATATCATTTTAACCCCGCAGCAATTTTGATTTGATCAGTGTAATAATTTGAAGGTGCCTTGCGGTTTATGGGAATTCTAGCAGTTTCTTTTAGTTGATCCATTTCTTTGTCGCCAAAACGCTCTCTATATTGTTTTGGAGATAATGGAACTTGTTGATCTATGTTTTCCTCACTGACTGAATAAGGAATTTTATCATCTTTATAAGTAAATGACCAGTCGGTGATGTTTTGTTCAGTCAAATTAAGTATTTCTTCTATTAATCGTACTATATCTTTCGATCTTAATCGGGATCTGTCCATTTCAACAAATACCAGCCAATTACCATCACTGTCTTCGCCCGAACTTACATCAGCATCTAAAACAAAGTCGTATCCTCGTTCAATGAATTCCATTAAGTCGTTAGCAGGATCATTACCTAATACCTTGAAAGTAATAACCATTACATCGGCATCTTCGCCCATCTTACTTTTGTATTCGTCGATACTGAAAGTACTAAAGACTAAACGTCTAAGATCGCCATGTTCTAATCCCTCTTGTAGTTTAAATTGTTGGGATCTGTTGCTGAGTGAATTCATTTTTTATATCCGTTTTTTGTTCAGTGGCATCATCCATGCCTTCCTCATAGGCGGTTTCTATATCCTCGGAATCAATTATTTCATTTTCTAGTTCGATGCTGCCACGTTCTATGTCGCCCATTAATTTTTTTGGCATAGTAATAGTAACAACCCAAATTGGTTTCTTAACTATTCTTGGGTATTTTGTGCCAGGTTGAAAATCATCCGGGGATTTTACAGTGATGGGATATTCATAGATATCCTTATGATAACTGATTTCACACCCATGATTTAGTAATCTTTCTGCTCCCGAGGGATCTGGCATTTTTCTAAAGGGAAACATCCAACTACAGGTAATAAAATATTTTTCGTATATCGGACCTTTTATTAGCTCGCCTTCTTGCCAATTTTTGTAACTATAAAGATCTAATTGATCAAGGACTCGTTCATAGTCTATCAGAGTGTTTAGACTGCTGTCGGTCATGTAAATTTCTTTTACATTGTCCAGGATGTCTTTAATGTTGGTTGCCATATTAATTTGTCGCTATTATTAGGTATTTATACCAATTTGATTGAAAGTTTCTTGAACTAATTATTAGCTGCACAGTATAGCTTAATACTTATGCCAAAAAAAATATTATAATAGCTAGATATTGCGGTTTTTTTTAATATGTAAATATTAACGTGAATCTATTAGTTCACTTACAAGTAACAGGAGGACGCATTGTCGAAGAGAAAATCCAGATTTCAAGCTCAAGCAGTTGAAACAAATGTAATAAGTCTTAATCACTACTACACAAAAAAACGTCAAATAGCACTTCTACCTAAAACACTAAATCAAGAAACATATATTAATTTACTTACTGATCCCAGCAAGTTAATTGTATTTGCTACTGGGCCTGCAGGCACGGGTAAAACTATGTTAGCGATGTTAGCAGGTATTCAAGCATTAAAAAATGGTGATATAACTAAAATTGTATTAACCAGACCTGCGGTGGGAGTCGACGACGAACAACATGGTTTCTTACCAGGTGATCTTAATCAGAAGATGGAACCATGGACCAGACCTCTGTTTGATGTTTTGTTAGAGTACTACGACAAAAAAGAAGTAGCTAAAATGCTAGATGAACAAGTAATTGAGATTTCTCCACTGGCATTTATGCGGGGACGGACATTTAAGAATGCATGGATAATTGCAGACGAAATGCAAAATGCAACACCTAATCAAATGAAAATGCTGTTAACCCGCTTAGGCGAATCTAGTAAAATGATTGTAACTGGTGATATTCAACAAACCGATAGGCAGAAAGTTGATAATGGGCTACTAGACTTTAAAAGTCTAGTTACAAGTTATACTACTTGTATGTATGTTGCCGGGGTTGAACTAACTGGAAAAGATATTCAACGGCATCCAGCAGTAATAGAGGTACTTAAAATTTACAAGGAGATTTAACTATTTCTTGATAATTGTATGCCTACTAAGCAGGCTTTGAATTGCATCTAGCCTGCTTTGTAGTGTATTAACTTGGCGCTCTAAGGTCTTAATTGCTATAGATTGATTTTTTATTAAATCGGCCTGATAAGATAAGGTATTTCTATAACCTTTAAGTTCTTTTTCATGCCCTAACAGTGTAGGTCTTGGCGGCGCATTGGGATCTACTATTTTTGGTTTTCTCTTAGCTTGATACTGTTGCATACACTTACTTATCAATCTGACTTAATTCAATCAGACAGGCACTGAGATTAATTTCGGGATCTCCAACTTGACTATGATGTATAAGAGCTTTTCTAATAATTAAGATAGCTTCATCTTGTCCTTCCTCACTACTACTCCAAATATCTAAATTGTCATATGCCCAACGAAATATGTCTTCCATTTCTTCTGGGCGTGCCTGACTACATAATAGCTGTCTAGCTGCTTTGTAATTACGTTTTTTAAATAAATCTACCATGGCAATACGATAGTCGTCAGTTGTAGATTGATCATGTGCAATGATACGTAGTTGCCCTGTTACACTATTGGTCTGCAGTAAATTTAAACATTTACGAAGATCTGGATAAGTTGCCTTTACATAGGTATCTAATACTTCGAGATTAAAATCTATATTCTCATTGAGAAGAATCTGTGCTACTCTTTCAGTAAATTCCACTGGATCAGTTTTATCAATATGAATTTCTGTGCATCTACTTTTTAAAGGCGGGATAATTTTATGATGCAAGTTACAGGTCATAATAAATCTTGCATTAGCAGCATAAGTTTCTAGTAATCCTCGCAAAATACCCTGAGCAGGCTGACTTAGATAATCTGCTTCATCTAATAATACAATTTTAAGATCACCGAATGGAATAGTACTTACAAAGCCTTCGATTTTATTTTTTAAGAAATCCACACCATTATCTCTACTAGCGTTTACCTGTAAAAAATCAAAACCGTCAATTTCCAGTTGATTTACAAGTATTTTAGCTAAAGTAGTTTTACCAGTACCGGCCGGACCGTATAACAACAAATGAGGAATAGTTTTTTGTTCAATCCAAGCATTTACTTGCTCTTTAAGATTATTATCGGTAAAAACATATTCATTAATTGTGGTAGGACGATAAAATTCAGTCCATAATTTATTAGCTACAGTCATTATATACTCCTCTTTACAATTATACTACAAAGTAAATTTATAAACAAGTTTTACTTTGTCGTTTTGCTATTTTCCGATTCGTATACACGCTTTCTTAGATTACTGCTACTAAAACTATGATCGCGGCTGTTAAATACCACTTTGATTCCACGATCCTCACAGATTTTTTTACCAGTGTAATCAGTAGAGGCATATTCAACACCAAGTATTCTTACATCAATTGGCAAAGTTAATAAAATGTCCTCTAGATCTTTTTCCGTTTGATAAACCACAATTTCGTCTACATATCTAGTAGCAGCCAGCTGAATTTGTCTTTCTACAATACTTTGAATGGGCTTGTTTTTTGTCTGGGGTCGATCAATTGTGGGGTCGGTCTGTAACCCGCAAATTAAGTAATCACAGTGATTTTTTGCTTCTGACAGCATAGATATATGTCCTGCATGCGGACCAAGATCAAAGGTTGAAAAAGTAATACCTATAGTTTTCCCCTCTGCTTTCAATTGTTTTACTTTATTGAATATCATTATGTGTTGCCCGTAACTTTGTTTAGTTTTTCCCACATCTGTTTCTTAGATTTTTCATTTAAATATTCTTTTTCACCTGCAAATTCAGGACAATAGTTTAAAATTTCATGTAATTCAAAATATATTTGATACAAATCTTGTTTACAACCCCAAGCCACAAATCCGTCGTTATAGGAACTGGAACATTCACGACCTGCCTGTCTAAGTTGCGATATAATATTTTCTACATTCCATCGTTGAATAAAACTCATACTACTGTGGCCTCACTGAGCAAATCATCTGCACTGGGTTGTTGATCACTGACTAACATAATTGCATTATTGTCAATTCTGCGCAATACAAGTTTTTCCTCTTGTATGGTGACCTCAACTCCTCTTGTCCATCGACCATGTTCTATTAACACCCACTCACCTACTTTAACATCCTCTTGTTCCGGACCGATTGCAAAGACTTTACCCCATCTTGGCCTGATACCTTGACTTTTTTTATCATCTGATAGTAGATATAAACCACTGGATAATTGTCGTTCTCCAAAGTTCATTTCAGTTACTAAAATGTAATCCCTAATAGGTTTAATTGATTGATATGACATTAACGTTTTCCTTTGTGTGTTTGTTGCCCCTGTTGATAATAATCACGCATTTTTTCATCGCGTTTTCTAACAACCTGACCATTGGCATCGATTTCATCGCCATTGCTATTAACTCGCATATTGCCGATTGCCTGCGCTTTTTCATTTAGCAAATACAGAGCATCCATATTTATTAGTTGCCCTTGGGCTGATCTATATATTCTTGGCATGTTATCACCTATTTTAAAAATTCATTGATATCTAAATTAAATTTTATACTATCGATTTTATGTATACCGATTAGATACAATACATAACTAGCTACACTACTACCACGTCCTAATCCCCAAACAATTCGATTTTGTCTTAGAGTATCGACCAGATATATTAGATATTGCAATACTTTTTCAAAATGATATTTCTTAAACAGAATAAGTTCTGCTTGTACTCTTTGTCGTTCTATATCAGTTTTACATAAATTTAATACATAATTTTCAATATCTATACTATAATATTTTTTTGGCATAAACCAATTTTGTTGATTTTCTTTATCAAATTCTTCAACGGTAAAATCATTGTTAATTCTATATTGTTGTAGTTTAGGAAGATCTAAGAAAAAATGTCGTGCACTGGTATTGAATTTATCAGGATCAACAATAGGAATTGCACTAATATCCAGATCTGG